ATAGCGCTCCGCTTGGCTCCGTCCATTATATGTGATAAAACCTCTACACTACGCCGCATTAGCCAAGGAATCATCACATGGCTGGGTAGCCATCGACCGCACGGCATGGAAGCCAGCCGATATGCAATAGCATATCAGCGACCCAAACTGATATAGGAGAACGCATCAAATGTTTGTTTTCGGCAAATCGTTGACGCCCTTCTCCCGCTAATTGTCGTTACCGGCGTCTAATCCTCGAACATCTCCGCAATGAAGGTGTGCTTCGCCGTCTCCAGCAAAAGCACGGCGGAATCCATCTCTACGGACCCGCGAATAACGAGGTTCCCGTCGTGGTCCCAGCCGATCACCAACACATCTTCGAGGCCACCAACGCTTTGTTGCAGAACCTCATCGGGTGTTGGTTCGACCGGAAATTTTATTATGTCTCCCACAGTTCACGCTCCGCCTTCCGGCGGCGCACCAAGCCCGGCAGTTTCCTGCCGCCTGCCATGCACCATTTTAAAAACTCTTGGCCCGCGCCGTCGTAGTCGCCTCGGTTCAGTTTCAAACGCAACGTCGATGATTGCAGACGACCGCTTCCCAAATTAAACACCCAACTGCACAAAGCCGAAAATTGATTTTCGCTCAAAGGCACCTTCACCAAAAGTCGAATAGCCCTTTCAGCGTGTCGGAGTTCCATCCGCAGCAGAGCCTCGCCCTCAGTTTGGGATATTTCAGGGCTATCTTTCGCAATAGGCGAACCGTCAAACGATCTGGTTGCGCCCCATCCGATAGTCCAAATGCCGGCGGGGCAAAGGTATGGCGTCGATGACCAGCCCTCGAAGGCTTTGATGATGCCCAACCCACGCGCATTACAGTGCCCGTCCCAAGAATGCTTTTCGACCAAGTAATCCAGATAGCTCACGTTTGCTGTTTGCGCGACATGGTTCGCGCCCCATACCAAAATGACACGACGGCTGCCCAGACGGCTTGCATCTCATTATTAAACACAAGTTGATACATTTCAGTCGTAATCATGTCGAGCGCCAGCAACCAAGTGAGTACAAAAATTTCTACGAACAAAAGGTATGTTATAATGGGACGAACGCTCGCTGCCAGATCAACGATCCATTGGTTGGATCGCTTTTGAAGACCAGCGTCATGTTTCAAAAGCGCCTCACTCTCGCGGATGTCAGCCTCGACGTTGACCATCTGGAGTTTCTGAGCGCCAATAACTTTTTGCTGCTCTAGTTGCTTGTCCATCAGCGCAAGCTCGTGCGCCTTGTCCTGCTTGTCCTGAAAATAATCCATAACCTTCGGCAAAAACGAGGTCCCAAATCCAAGCAGCGATCCTAGCAAACTAAGCATTACACTTCCCACTCCTCGCCTCGGAACTCAACGATCCCAGGCGCAATGACATGAACGAGTTCCGGCCACATAAGGCGACCGGCCTTAAATGTTAACACAGCAAACCCCGACCGCCAATTGCGAGGGTTGTCCTCCATGTAATCTCTAAACTGCGGGCCATGCGGGTCTGCCAGTGTGCCGGTGTCAACGCCCCAAGTGGTTCGCGGCGGCGCATCAGCCGTCTCTCCGTAGGTGGTATATGGCGTCACCTTCAAGCTGTGCAGGTGGCCAGTCACAATATTCTTAGATGCCCACAAAGTGTTATTGTGGGTTGCATGGATACCGCCTTTATAGCGATGCTTGACCACCGTGTCGTGATTTATCCAGACGCTCCAGCACGGCTGCCAATTGGGTAGATGATCTTTGAGATGCACGCCATCAACGCGCACAAACTCAGGCGCCACCGCTGCAAGCCTGCTTTCAAATCTGGCATCGTGGTTCCCCAGCGGCCAAAACAACTTTGCACCCTTTGCAGCAGCCTCAATCTCGCCAAGCCTTTCTTTGCAGGCCTCAATTTCGTCTGCGACGGATGGGCTGTCCTCCCAGCCAATCGCGGCGTGACGGCTGATCGACGCGCCGTCGAAGGCGTCACCGTTGCAGATGACGACCTTGGGCTTAAACTTTTTACAAGCCACCAGCAACGCGCGGTGTGCGGTCGATGAGATGCCCGGCCAGTAGTGCGCGTCAGAGAACACAAGCACCACGCCGTCCTGCACGTCGATCTGTCGGCGCTCAGGGTAATGCTCGGTTGGTGCGTTGCTCGGCGCGTAGACCGGCCTGTCGTACTTTTTCTCAATGCGCCTGCGCCGCTCGTAGACCTTGCGCTCGACGATGTTTAATTTCTTTGCGGTTTGAGCGGCTCCAAACTGCGTAAACAGAGCTATAAATTCTGCGTCGGAAACTGCCATAACGCTTTCCCAGGTCGTTTAACCGTCAATAGCATCCAGAAGTTTTGATCTGGAGCATTCGGAGAAACGCATCGAGCGATGATGGTTTCTCTGCCCACGCTGTCGATGTATCGCGCAGTGATCTCGCCAATTTTTGCGTGCCCAATCGGCATTGGCCACGCCGCACAAAGACGAATGCTCATCAACTTTTTGAATATGTCCAACGCCAGCGCATCGGACGCTTTGTCGGCCTCGGCGATGGCGTTGATTGCCTGTTGTGTCCTACACGCAAATTGAACTGGAACAATGTCTCCGACTTGCCACGCCTTTGCCGCAGTTGGCCATAATAGCAACAACAATGTGGCAAGAATGTGTTTCATTATCATCGCTGCTTCCAATCGCGAATTGCAATCCTCAACCGTAAGATGACGATGACCAGCGTGACGCAGACGATGCCGAACTGCATGCCCTCCTCCACCGCGTGCAGCCACCAAGGCAGGCTCAAGGCCGGTGCGGCGACGGCGGCGTCGATGGCGAGGCGCTCTTTCATTTGACGGCCACTGGTTTATGCTCGCCGTTGTGCATTTTTGCCAACGCACCGACGCGCTCCTCGACAACGCGAAGACGCGCTTCGGTTTCTCCGGCCTTGTAGTTGAGACTGGCTAAGCGATCCGGCGACAAGATGATGCCAAAATTTGAAAGCTGTTTTTCCATTACGCCGCGGCCTTCCTGGAGCGCATCAATCGCGTTCCAAATGTGCTTCATGGTTTTTTGCGCTTCGGCCACGTCAAGCATCACGCGAGCCAACTTAGTCTCAATCACGCGCACCGTCGCAAACCCGCCGCCGACGACGGTTAGCAATGTCACCAAGTCGCGCAGGCCGAACTCCATTATCGCAGCCTCATGCTAGACTTGGGCCCGAGCTTCTTGCGATGACGCAAGTGCGCGGGCTTGGTGCGCCGCTTGATGACGCGGCGAACAGGCTTGGTGTTCTCGACCTTTTTGGCCATACTACAATTGCGCCCGGAGTGCAGCGATCTGCACCTCAATGTCGCCAATGGCCTGCGCTGCTGTGCGCCCGGCGTGAGGGCCGCCTGGGAACGGATTTGAAATCCCGGCGATGGCTTCGCGGATCATCCTAGGCGTGATGCTAGATTCGAGAGCCTTGATTTGGTCCGCCGTCGAAACCACAGGTGCGGGGATAGCTTCGACACCGCCATTGACATACCGATGTGTTATTTCTGTCACATTATCGGCAACATCAATCCAGATCAGGCCGGGGGCAACTTCAAACTCGCTTCCCGGCGCGACGATCTGACAAATCCGCGAGCCTTCGATCAGTGCTTTCATCATGCGCCATACTCCCAAACAATAACAACGCCGCCTGCACCAGCGCCGCCGCTTTCACCCGAGCCTGATGTTGATCCGCCAGCACCACCGCCGCCATAGTTTCCGCCAGCAGAACCCGTCCCGCCGCCAGAAGTCAGGCCTTGTCCACCGCCACCGAGAACCGACGACCCGCCGCTGCCGGCAATATTACCGCCGCTTTCAACGCTGCCAGGACCACCCGCCCCGCCTTTGATATTCAGGTCGCCGCTTGCCCCGGACCCCGGCGTTCCAGATGCCCGGATATTCGGACCAGCGCCACCACCTGTGGCACTCGCATGTGCGCCGAAAGAACTCGTGCCGCCTGCGCTTCCGGCGGTATTTGTGCCACCGCCAGAACCACCCGCGCCAATGGTGACGGTTTCAGTGGAGCCAAGTGAAGCGACCGCGATGTATTTTCGGGAGTACCCGCCTGCGGCACCGCCGCCACCAGGGTCATTGCCGTTCGACCCGCTGCCGCCAGCACCACCGCCGACGACCTCGACAATGACATGAGTAAGCCCGGCTGGTTTCGCCCATGTATCAGACGCAGAATAGACCTGAAAGCCGGTCAAGCCCCCGGATGATACTAAAGGCGTTCCGTCGGCACGAAGATAGCCGGTGCAGATTACAGTGTTTGCAGCAATTGATTGGAACGTGGCAACATCGCCTGCCGCTGTCGTGATGTTGGCAGTGGTCGGAAGCACCAAAGAGGCACCGTGAGTCAGCGTCAACGCGCCATCGAATTGCAAGGTGAAAGAACGATCAGCAGCAACCGTCATCCCGGTGATCGTCGTAGTGCCGGTGATGTCGAACATATCGCCGTCAGTGCCGACAACCAGCGTCGATGCCGAAGCGATGTCTGCGCCCTTGGCCTTCTCGATGTAGTTACCGTTCGCGTCAAGGAAGCCACCTAGTTGTGGCGTAGTGTCCTCGACCACGTTGGAGAGCGTGCCGCTACCATCAGCGCCACTGGCGACGAACTGGAAGAAGCACCTATCGCTCGCGGACCACGTTCCGTTGCTGGCGATGTGCGACACCGTAACTTCAAGCCAGCCGGTGTTATCGGTTACAGCGGTGACGTAGAACACGGCAAAGGTCGCTGGCGTCCCCGCCTTCTTGAGCGTCAAGACGCCGGAGCCGGTTGCATTGGTAACGTCATCCCAGGTGGCGATGAAGTCGGACACGTCGGGGTTGCCGCTTTCGGCGCTGGTCGCGTCGAAGGCAATCGAGGTGACGCTGGCCACCGTCGCGTTGTTCATGCGGAACACGCCAGCGCCAGGGTCAGCCATCGTCGTCGTCGCGTTGAAAGTGAAGCTGATGCCCGTAGCAACGGCTTCGGCATTGGTTTCTGACGTAGCCGCCGCGCTTGCACTGGACGATGCGGCAGACGCCGAGGACGACGCAGCGGACGCAGAGGCCGATGCGGCAGACGCGCTGTTCGATGCGTTGGTCGCGTAGGTCTGCGCGTTGGTGATTTCAGTGGCGGTGGGGCCAGCTTCCGGGTTGCCGGTGCTGCTGTTAAAAAGCAGCGCCTTCCCAAGCCGATCCGCCTTGGCTGGCAGCGTCATGTCAATGGTTGTCGGATCAGTTACCGGCGCAATGATGGAGCGGTCCACACGCTCGCTGATTTGCTGGTCAAAGATCGTGAGCGCGTCAAGCTGCTCGTTAATCGCAGAGGCGCGAAAATCGCCAGCCGTCACAAAGTCGGTGGTCCGCTCGATATCCCTGGCGCCAACAATCGTAATACTATCATCACCGTCAGGCGTGGTGGGGACGTTGGTGCCGACGACAATGGTTACGCTGCCTGTGCCGTTGGCATTGATCGACACAGTGTAGTCGGTGGTCAGCGTCAGCAGGGTCGCATTGAAATAAACGGCAATGTCATTTTCATCAAGTATTTCAAAGGTAAAGGCATACGGCCCGGTGCCTGCCGAACCGCTGAAAACGACCCTACGGGTGACTGCGTTGATGTTATAGTCTGCCATTTTTCA